TATAAGTTTTTTAATTAGTGGGTTATTTGGAGCTATCTTAATGGCATCTAAAAATACCGAAACCGGTATTAGATCAACTATATTATCTATTTTTGGTGGTATGGCAGCCGCAAATTACCTTACTCCCGTAATGATTGAATTACTTAATTTAAAAGAAGCTAAACTACAAAATGGGTTAGCTTTTATTGTTGGATTTTTAGGATTAAAATTAGTCGAAGTATTAAGTAATAAATTCTTAAACCAAGTTGCTCCTCAACCAGAAGTTAAAAAACCCGTTAGAAAATCACCTATTAAAAAGAAAGTTACTAAAAAAGTTATTAAATGATTATAGAAAAAATAAAGAGTAAGCTATGGCTTATATCTATTCCAATTGCAATTGCAGCACTATTATCGATGTCGGCAATAAAGGATATTGAAGACGCTCATGTAGAGTTAGATAATGGTAAACGAACCGCATATTACTTAAGAACCTCTACAGATAGCTTAACCTATCTAGCCATAGCATACACTGCTACAGGTAAAGAAAAATTCATAAATGAATTTAATTCTCATTTAGAAAGAAGAAAGCAAATGAAATTTGATATTATACCTGAAGGTATGGTATATTACAATGAAGGTTTAAGTTTGAGCAATGAATTAGCAACAGTAATAGAGGCCCCAGCATTTGCTGCTATGAATGATACCGCATTTTTTACTGATCAATATTTATCTTATAAAACTAGAATTATTACTAGTATAGAAAATTTAAGAAATGTAACTTATGAAAAATCTAATGATAAATTGCAACGAGCAGTTTTAGAACTTAACATATATATTTATTTTTTAGTTTTACTATTATTGGGATTTGTTATGTTAATAAGATTTGATAAACCCTTAATTACTAAACCCGTAAGAAAAAAGAAACCCATTAAAAAACCCATCAAAAAACCTATAAAAAAGAAATAAACATGAAAAAACATGCGCGTGTGAAACAAAATCAAACAGCTGAAACACATTCAGATGAAACCTCAGGTGGTGCCTCAATTGACACTACAACTACAGCATCTGCAGGAGTAGAAACAGGAGATGAAAATGCCTCAATTGGTATTGAAGTGTCTGCTAAAACTGGAACCGAAGCATCAGTTGATGGTGGCTTAGATGGTAACAATGTGTATGTAGAAGCAAACTATTCAGATACAACTGAAGTTCATGTTACAGTAGAGGGCCAAGCTAATGCTGAAGGATTTGGAGTTGGTGGTTCTGTAGATGCTTATGCAAAAACAGGAAACGAAGCTAGTCTTGAAGTAAGAGCAGGTGATGAAGGGGTAGTAGCAAACGGAAGTGTATCAGCAGGTACCTCAGTAGGTGTTGATGGAGAAGGAACTGCTGATTTCAGAGAGGGCTCAGTTACAGCGGGTGCAGGTGTGTCAGTTGGAGAGCAAGTTGGAATTGGGGGTGGTGGTGAAGCTACTTACGTAGACGGAGTAGCAACAGTAGGAGTTAGTGGTGAGGTAGCAGTATTGCTTGGAGTTGATGTTGATTTAAGTGTAAGCGTTGATACAAATCAAATAGCTGAAGATGCTAGAATAGCAGCAGAGGAGGCAGAAAAATTAGCAAAAGTGTCAAGGGAATTAGCTGAAGCGACTCAAAGAGAAGCTGATCGTTTAGCTTTAGAGGCACAACGATTAGCAGCAGAAGCAGCACAAAGAGAGGCTGATAGAATTGCAAACGAAGCTAAAGCGCAAGCAGAAGCAGCTCAAAGAGAAGCGGATCGTTTAGCAGCAGAATCAAGAAGAATTGCTGAAGAACAAGCAGCAGCAGCTCAAAGAGAAACTGAACGTGTAGCTAGAGAAACTCAAGCAGCAGCAGAAGCAGCACAAAGAGAGACTGAAAGAGTAGCTCGTGAAACACAAGATGCTTTAAACAGAGCTGCAGAAGATGCTAAAAGATCAAAATGGAACCCTAAAAATTGGTTTTAATTAATATATAAAATAACTATAAAATAAAATAAAAATGGCAAAGTACACAAAAGAACAAGTTGAAGCAGCAGTAAAATCAAAAGGATATGTTTGGTTTGAAGGAGCAAAAGATTATGACGTAAACATCGTAGGTGTTAGAAACGCAGCAACAGGTCAAACAGTAACAAACGTATTTGATGACGTTATTACAGTATCCTATAAAGTAGGAGGGGAATGGCAATACAAAGAATGGACAAATACAACTGACCCAGGTAAAAAAGGTGTTCAACAATTCCACAATGCAAAAGGAGTTGCACGTTTAGTAGAAGGTCAATATAGAGGATCACATACTATTAGATTACATCAAGGGAAATACGAAGCTTTAGGTCAAGCAAAAAACGTTAAAGTATATCGTGATGCTAATAAAGATTTAAAGTTTGATGAATTAAAAATTGATGAAGGTGTATTTGGAATTAATATTCACAAAGCAGGAGCCGATTCTACCTATGTAGAAAATTGGTCTGAAGGATGTCAAGTATTTAAACGATCTAAAGACTTTGAAGAGTTTATGGCAATTTGTCGCAAATCAAGAGATATTCATGGAAATTCTTTTACTTATACTTTAATTGAATCAACAGATATTAGGTAAATAACGGGGATTTTTAATGTCAACTAGAATACCCTTTCAATGGAATACAGCAAACTTTAAATGGAGCGCAACCAATCCAACTGATGGAAAAATATATCCTCCTAATGAAATAGTTACAGGAACAAATCTGTGGAATGATTGCGCTTTAATCATTGAATTAATTGATGCTTTACAAGGTGGTAAAAGTCCTGATGATTATTTTGATAAAGAACCTGATAAGAAAAAGAAATTTATTAAACTTTTATGTCAAGTTAAGGGCATAGAATATAAAGAAACTAAAAAGGTACTAAATCGTCAAATACGTATAGCCGATGTAACACTAGTAGCTAAAGAAATACTAGGAATTGATATTAAAATAAATAGATAATGTATATATTATACACAGATAAACAAGAAGTATTTGAATGTTCTATATCACTAGAAGGTGCTTCTGTTAAAAATAGCCAAGCACGCTTATTAATAGAATCAGATAATTTAAACCTTTTATTTAAAGGAACTATTGATTCTAAAGGGAAATGTACCATTCCTATTAAAAAATTAAAAAACTTATTAGAAGAATCAACAAAAGGTAAAATTAAGCTTGAAGTTATAGCAGATGATACGTATTTTACACCCTGGGAATCGGATTTTGAAGTAGAAACAGCAAGAAAGGTAACAGTAGAAGTGAAATCACAAGCAAACCAAAATATTATAGCTGAATCTAAACCCTCAATTAGTGTAAGAAACATTAAAGCTGGGGACCACATTCAAAATTTAACTCGAATACTTGTAAAAGAAAATATTGGCTTAACTAACATGGCTTCAAATAAAGTTAAATTAAATAATATTATATCTTCTTACTTAAAAATTAATAAAATCAGCGATGATGAAAAAAGCAGAATAATCGAAGGAATTATTCAAACATTAATATAAAAATAAGTTATGGCAGGACCTCTTAATTTATCAGGGTCAAATATTGAAGATACATATCAACGTGTTCTCCAAACAGATGGAACACTTATATATGATGGAACCGGATCACTTTTTACAATTTCAAGTAGCATTAATACTGGATCATTTGTAACTACATCTTCATTTAATGCATATACAGGTTCAAATACCTCACAATTTGCAGGTACTGCTTCGTATGCTTTAACCTCTTCATTTGTTCAAAATGCACAAACAGCATCTTATGTATTACAATCCGTAAGTGCTTCATATGCTGCAAATGGTGGAGTAACCCAACTGTTAGCAGGCCCAAATATATCTTTATCACCAACAAATGGTTTAGGTCAAGTTACTGTTTCTTCAACAGCAGTAAGTGGTGGATTTAATACAGCTACGGGTTCATATGGTAGTTTTTATTCTACCCAAACTCAAACCAATGTTGCTGGTACTGCCCGTTCAATGTCTCTTAATACAACAGACATTACAAACGGAGTATCTATCTCAGGATCAACAAATCCATATAACACATATGTTAAAACAGAAAATGCGGGAGTATATGATATACAATTTTCTGCTCAAGTAGATAAAACAGATAGTGGAACCGATGAGATATGGATATGGATTAGAAAAAACGGATCAAATATTAGTGATTCTGCTACTTCTGTACAACTTGTAGGAAACGGAGCTCATTATGTTGCAGCATGGAATTTCTTTGTGAACGCCGCTGCAGGTGATTACTTCCAACTAATGTGGTATTCACCAGACGCAAATGTACGTTTACACGCTGAGGCAGCATTTGGAGTAGTGCCGGGTATCCCTTCTTTAATAGTAACAGCAAATCGTGTAGATCAATTCCTTTCAAATACTGGATCATTTAGTGGATCCTTCACCGGATCTTTACTTGGAACCGCTACAACTGCTTCATACGTTTTAAATGCTATAAGTTCAAGTTTTGCTACAACTGCTTCATTTGCTACAAATGCTTTAAGTGCTTCATACGCACCGGACACAACATTTCCATACACCGGATCTGCTATTATTTCAGGTTCATTAGGTATAACTGGATCATTCAATCAAGGATCAGCTTCATTAGCATCAGGTTTATTTTCCCATGTTCAAGGATTTAAGGTAACAGCTTCCGGAAATTATTCACACGCAGAAGGTTGGGTTACAGTAGCATCAGGATTATATTCACACGCAGAAGGACAAGGTACAACAGCAAATGGAGGTTCTTCACACGCAGAAGGACAAGTTACAACAGCATCAGGATTTGCATCCCACGCAGAAGGTTATGGAACAACTGCAAATGGATCGTATTCACACGCAGAAGGCCAACTTACAGTAGCGTCAGGAGTGGGTTCACACGCAGAAGGTAGATCTACAACAGCATCAGCTGACTACTCCCACGCAGAAGGTTTTAATACAGTATCATCAGGATCTTATCAGCACGTACAAGGTCAATACAACCTCTCCTCTTCAGCACAAAGTGCTTTTATAGTAGGTAATGGTACAGCAGATGTTTCAAGATCAAATCTAATATTTGCTTCAGGTTCTCAAGTACAAGTAACTGGAAGTGTTATTGCAACTGCAGGATTTACAGGATCACTACTTGGAACTGCAGTAAGTTCAAGCTTTGCTTCAACGGCTTCATTTGTAAACCCGTTAACCCAAACCGTTACAATAAATGGATTATTGATCCAAACAGGATCACATGCCCAAGGTATTAGTACAAATACAGCCGGAAATTACTCACACGCAGAAGGAAATACTACATTTTCAACTGGACAATATTCACACGCAGAAGGTTATGGTGCAGCTGCAAATGGAGAGGCTTCACACGCAGAAGGTTATGCCACAAATTCATCTGGATCCTATTCACACGCAGAAGGATATTATACAACGGCACAAGGATTCGCTTCACACGCAGAAGGTGCTTCTCCAACAGCAACCGGAGATTATTCACACGCAGAAGGACAAGTTACAACAGCATCAGGATTTGCATCCCACGCAGAAGGTGATAGTACCCAAGCAATCGGATCATACTCACACGCAGAAGGTGGTAGTACAATTGCAGGTCAATTAACATATGGAGCATCCACAGCTATAACTTCAGGTGTATTTGAATTAGATTCTGGGTATGGTGATTTAACCTCATTATTTACCGCGGGTTTATTTGTATTAATTGATGATGTAATTGGACAAATTAATGGGACACCAAATATATTCAAGCTTGAAGTATTATCCTCTACATACACTGGAACTCCTGCTACCCAAATAACATTAGTTGATACTAGTATTAATACATCCAATAACAAATATCAAGTAGGTATATATGGTGATTATAATCCTACATTAGCTGATGAATCAATTGGTAATTTTGGCCATACAAGTGGAGAATCAACACATACCGTTGGGTTAGGATCTTCAGCTGAAGGTTATTCTACTGAAGCATTAGGATACTATTCACACGCAGAAGGTCATACTACAATAACTACTGGAGTAGCATCTCACGCAGAAGGACAAGGTACAACAGCAACCGGACAATCATCACACGCAGAAGGTGAAGGTTCAACATCAACCGGAGTATCATCACACGCAGAAGGTATTAATACAATTGCAACTGGGGTGGGTTCACACGCAGAAGGACAAGGTACAACAGCATACGGAGGTGCTTCACACGCAGAAGGAGATAGTACAATAGCATCTGGAGGATTCTCACACGCAGAAGGTAGTAATACAACAACAACCGGATATGCATCACACGCAGAAGGATATTATACTGTAGCATCAGGATCATACCAGCACGTACAAGGACAATATAATATATCATCATCAGCACAAAGTGCTTTTATTGTAGGTAATGGAACATCGGATGCCGCAAGATCAAATCTTATATTTGCTTCAGGTTCACAAGTACAAGTAACTGGATCTTTAATAGTATCTGGGTCAAGTACCTTTACAAACATAGGTCCCGCAATATTTAGTGGAAGTGTTACGTCGACTGCAGGATTTACAGGGTCAATCCAAGGTACAGCTCAAACGGCCTCATATGTTTTAAATGCAGTAAGTTCAAGCTTCGCAACTACAGCATCTTATGTACAGACAGCTCAAACAGCATCATACGTACAAAGTGCTCAAACAGCTTCGTTTGTACAAAATGCTCAAACAGCTTCCTATGTTTTAAGTGCAGTAAGCTCAAGTTTTACTCAAACAGCTTCGTTTGTTCAAACAGCTCAAACAGCTTCGTTTGTTCAAAGTGCTCAAACAGCATCTTATGTACAAAATGCTATAAGCTCAAGTTTTGCTCAAACTGCTTCATACGTAACAATAGCTCAAACTGCTTCATTTGTTCAAACAGCACAAACTGCTAGTTACGTTTTAAATGCTCAAACAGCTTCGTTTATCTTAAATGCTATAAGCTCAAGCTTTGCTGTGTCTGCTTCATGGGCGCCAAGTGCTGGAGGTGGAGCATCTATTTACAAATTAACTTCCCAAACATTACCATCATCAAGTTGGGTAGCTACGGGTAGTTATTATACTAGTTCATTTGCTAATGCAAATATAACAACCAATACGAGAGTAGATTTTACTCCGGATAATGCTAGTTATACCGAAGTAACCACAGCCGGCATACTTCCACAAGTAACCGTTATTGCAGGAACAGCTTCATTCTATGCATTATTCCCACCTCAAACAAACATAACAGGAGAAATAACTATATTTCCAACAGTATAACTATGGCATTTAATTTACCAGTACAAAATTATTTTAATAGAACAACAGGTCCAGCATCATATTCAAGACCTTCAGATTGGCCTGTAATTACAGATGTAGCAACAGAAGTACAATTCCTATTTTGTGATCTTGGAGATGCAGCCTGTTCAATTAGAACATCATTTACAAGAACATCAGGTACCCAAAATATAATTATAGATTGGGGAGACGGAACTACTAGTACAGTTACTACTACTGCATCAACAAATACTAACCACACATATACTCCAGGAACTGGAACTCCTTGTACTTTAGGTTATACAACATTTAAAATTAGAGTTTATTTTACAGGAACTGGAGTATCAGTTTTAAGTAATTGCAATATAATGCCTATTTTAATTAGTGGTAATACTAATAGTTCTCAAATTTGTAATGTATTAGAAGCATATTATGGTGATAGTACACAAAATGCAACTGCTGTTAATTTTTATTCATTAGGACAAAATACCAATTCATTAGGGGTATATAGCATGTTACAATATGTAAAACTGCCAGCAACAGTATCTTGGACCGGTTGGACTACAACTTTTTATAACTGTGTATCCTTACTTAAAGTGGTCATGCCAACTTCTAATTCTGCAATGACTTCATTAAGTCAAGCATTTTATCAATGTTATAATTTATTAGAATTGACTTTCCCGTCAAATTCTACTAATATTACAAATTTAGGTAATACTTTTTCTAGTTGTAGTAACTTAAGATCTGTTACTTTTCCAACCACAATGAATTCATGTACTGATATAGGTTCCTGTTTCAGTGCCTGCTTAAATTTAAGATCTATTACATTTCCTTCAATTAATGCTGTTACCTCCATGACAAGTGTTTTTTCCGCTTGTAGTCAATTAGAATGGGTAAAATTTACAAGTATGCCAACAGTAGTTGGCGCAATCAATATGGGATCTTGTTTTTCTAGTTGTTTTAATTTACAAAATGTATATTTTCCTGCCACTGGTACCGCAGGATCTATATATAACTTTAATTCTACATTTTCTTCTTGTTCGCAATTAAAAACCATTGTTTTACCATCAAATATAAATGTTAGTACTTTTGCAAGTACTTTTCAGTCATGCACTTTACTAACCTCATGTACATTACCTACTAGTGCTGCAGCATGTACTACCTATGCTAGCATGTTTAGTGGATGCTCTTCTTTACTTAAAATTACATTACCTGCAGCACCCTCAGCAGCAGTTAGTTTTAGTTCTACATTTAGCAGTTGTTATAAATTACAAGAAATTACAATTCCTTCCGGGTATCAATTTTCAACTATGGCATCAATGTGTATTAGTTGTTACAGTTTAAAAACATTTACATGGACACCAGGAACTCAAAATTCTTTAACATCATTAAGTACTGCATTTACTAGTTGTTATATATTAACAAGTATTTCAATGCCCTCATCTATGACTGCATTAACCACACTTTCAAGTACTTTTGCAAATTGTTATATGCTATCAAGTGTAACACTACCTTCAAGTTTAAATCTTGTTACTACAATATCAGGATGTTTTAGTGGTTGTAATTTACTTACATCTGTTACTTTACCTACTTCAATGTCTGCATGTACTGATTTTGGAAGCATAATCAGCAATTGTAGATCAATTGAGAGTATTACATTACCAAATACTGTAGGTGCTGTTACAACATTTTCTTTTGCTTTTAATAATTGTACGAGTTTAAAAACTTGTGTTTTACCAGGAGCTGCCCAATTGTCAGCGGTAACAGATATAAGTTCTATGTTTGTATTGTGTTCTAATTTAAAAACACTTACAAACTTTGAAAAAATAGGATCTTTAACTACTACACCTTTAATTACTGCTACCAGTATACAATATAACAGATTTACAAGTGGTTCTGCAATTTCATTTTCAGGACCATTAAGTAAACTTGAACTAAACCAACCAGGATCATCAACATCCATGAGAACAGATGTACAAGCAGTAAGACTTTTAAATACTGGTTCAGGTCAATGGACAGGAACATCACCTCAAATAAATTTAGGATATACAAATATGTCTAGTGGATCACTTGTTACTTTGTTTAATGATCTTGTATCTGGGAGTAATGTAGTATCAAAAACAATAAATCTTACAGGAGCAGCATATACAGGGTCTGCAGCAGAAAGAGCAACAATAACAGCAAAAGGATGGGCAATAACTGGATAACTATGGAAACAACAGCAGGATTTTATAAATTAGAAGATGATAATTGGCAATATGCACCTAACTTTGTAGATGCACCAAATTATCAATTACTTAAAGAAAACAAAGATTCTTATATATATCCTGTAGAAGGATGGGAATGGTACGATGAATCACCTATTAAAGAAGTACCTATAGATATTAATAATCCTATATAATATTTGGGTATTTACTATAATTTTTTTATATCTTAATTTAATCAAAACATATTAAGTACTTTAAAAATTTAAATTAATAATAAGAGTTGATTTTTGCATCTTTTTTTATATAGTTATGTATGTATATATGTCATATAATCCTATGAATTTTAAGGAATATGCGGTTATATACAATATAAATGAGTTATAAACATATTTATATCCATGGATTTAAATAAAATATTTGGATTATTTAGTGATGAAGAACCTAAGTCTTTAAAGGAAAAATCCCAATTAATAGATGATATATTAGATTTTAAGGAACATCCTTTATTTTGGGTAGGTATGTTTAAAAAACTTATTCAAAATCATAAATTATTTAATAAAGAAATAATTGGATTCTTCTCTATTTTAGATCAAGAATTGGATATTGATGATGTTGAACAAGCTGGGGAATTTGTAGTATACAATAAAGCTTTTTCCTGGATTGAAAAAATAGATATTAATAATAAACTTCACCAAAGTTCTATTTTAAAATTTACGGATAATACTTTTCTATCATATTTAAAAAGTTCAATTTTATATTTTGAAAAGTTTGAAGAGTATGAGAAATGTGCCCATCTAAAAAACATTCAAAACATTGTTGAGAAGTTTTTAAACTAAACTTGGAGCCCTAATTCTATATTATTATATTTAAAATACGGAGAAAAAGAAAAAATAAACAGATATGAAAAATAGAGAGATTATAATGAGAAGGTTAGAGAGAGCAGAGGGGGAGATAGGAAAGATTAATGTAATGTTAAATCGAGGTGGATCAAGAGAACAGGTAGAAGAATCATTAATTGTTCTTAGAGAATCTATAGATGATGCTAAAGCATTCATTCAACAAGAACCCTTAAGTCCTGGAGAAATAAATAGGTTTTAATTTAAATAAATAGTTATGAATTTTACTGCTGAACAAATCCAAGAAAATTGGAATGAATTAATGAATTATATTGAAAAATATATCTCTGAACCTCGAAAGGGGAACCTTACCCAATTTTATAAAACATATGAAGACAGAATTATTTTAATGCCTGCTGCTCATAAAAAAGAATACCATAATTCATTCCCAGGAGGATATATAGAACATGTTCTGCGTGTTATCCGATGTGCTATTAAACAAGCTACATTATGGGAAGAAGAAGGTTGTGATATGTCTACTTTTACAATGGAGGAACTAGTATTTTCAGCTTTAAATCACGATTTAGGTAAAATGGGGAGTGAAAACGAAGAGTCCTATATACCTCAGACAGATAATTGGAGACGTGAAAAATTAGGAGAGGAGTATATGTTTAATACTAAAGTTCCATTTGCTTCGGTTCCCGATAGAGGTTTATTTTTACTTCAGTCACACGGTATCTCATACACATTTAATGAAATGATTGCTATTCAAACCCACGATGGTTTATATGATGAAGCAAATAAAAAATACCTTCTATCATTTATGCCAGAGCAAAAACCTAGAACATCTTTACCTTTTATCCTACACCAGGCCGATTTAATGGCAGCACGGATTGAATTTGAAAGGGAATGGTTACCTAAATTAAATAATAGCGTGGATGGGTCAAAGAAAAAATTTATATTAGATTCAAATAAAAAATCATTCTCAAAACCCGCAGCTCAAACAAAAGCACTAGGTTCATTAAAAAATGAGAAACTTAAAAATTTATTAGACAACTTATGATAGTAGCAATAATAATTTTAGGTTTAATGGTTGTAATCTTAGGATATACAACCTTTAATCTCCTACGTAAAAACGAAAAACAAGAAGATATTCTAACAGGGTATATGTCCTATTTAAATAAAATCTCAGAAACAATAGAATCATCAGATAAAAAACTAAAGGAAGTTGATATCAAAGGAAGTTTCAAATCAGATGATGAAATAGGATTTTTCTTTCAACAAATTCAAAGTATTCAAACTATATTGAATTCTTTTATAATTAAAAATGTTGAAAAATAATGGAAGTCTTAGTTAAAAAAAAGAAAAAAGGAGTACAATATTTTACTAAAGAAACTGAGGATGCTATTATTCTTTATAATAGTACAACAGATCCTGAAATAAGAAGTAGACTTTATAATGATAAAATCCATTATGCTTTCTTTAAACTTACCGAAAATATTATCCATACATTTAAATTTTATTATACAGAGGTAGATAATATTACAGATCTCCAACACGAAGTAATAACATTTTTATTATCTAAAATCCATTTATTTAAACCAGAAAAAGGAGCTAAAGCATTTTCTTATTTTGGAACAATTGCTAAACGTTATTTGATTTTATCAAATCAGAAAAACTACAAAAAACGGGTTGATACTGCTCCTATTGAAATTCTAGAAGAATCAGAAAATCACTCTTATAATCTTGATGAATCTTCATATAATGAACGTTTATCTTCTTTTATTGATCTTTATATAGAACATTGTACTCAAAATATATATGAATTATTCCCAAAAGAATACGATGCCCGAATAGCAGATGCAATTTTAGAATTATTTAGAAAAAGAGAAAATTTAGATATTTTTAATAAAAAAGCCCTTTACATCTATATTCGAGAAATAATAGATGTTAAAACCCCAAAAATTACAAAAATAGCTAATCAGCTATATGATATCTTTAAACAAAATTATGTATTTTATTTAGAACAGGGATATACAAAGTTTTAGTTTTAATATTTATAATAAACTAAACAATATATTTATGTCACAATTTGATAATATAGTCTTTGGTAAAAAGAAATTTTCTGATCTTCTAGAAGAAATTTATAATAACCAACAAAAAAAAGATAAGCAGGTAACATCTCTTATAAATGAATTAAAACCCTTAATATCAGATATTGGGGACGCTACTTTAGTAGTCCCTTTGATTAAAGAATATATGGATATAAGTGTTAAGAATGATGATATCTTAATTAAAATGGCTGCACTAGCTCAACGAGCAATGCAAACACAAATGGCAGACGGTACCTTAACAATTACTGATGAAGAAAAAGATCAGCTTTTATCAGCAATGAATGAATTAAAAGGAGATAAATAATGGCTTTATCATATGGTTTATCGGCTCAAGAAGATCAAAATCGTAGTCATTTTATTAAAAATGGAAGTTTTACAATACTTCCTGTAAGAGTACATTTTTCTTTTATAAATCTTGAGAAAATTAAAATTGATACTCCTAAATTATTTAAAAAATATGGGGAGTATAACACTTTAGGAGGTATTTTATTTGATTCTTTTTCAAACCCTATTCTTGTTAGTAATACATCACAAGAAGATAATTTACTTAATAATTATAATTTTGCAAAACCTTTATTTCCAAATATTCAACATATTCCTTTAATAAATGAAATAACATATGTTGTACCATTTCCCTCTACTAATACACAAAATCCAAGAAATATAGATTTAAATAAAGTAGATTATTATTATTTTCAACCTCTTAATATGTGGAACACATTACACCAAAATGCTTTCCCAGACCCCTTAACAGATTTTAATAATGAAAATAATACCCAAGCAACTAATACTACTTACCAACAAACTCAAGCCGGAGCTTCTATCAATCAAGATGCTCCTGAATCTGGAATTAATTTAGGAAAAACATTTAAAGAAAAAGATAATATTAAATATTTACAACCTTATGAAGGAGATATAATTTATGAAGGTAGATGGGGTCATAGTATTCGTTTTGGTTCAACAGTTCCAAATCAAAATCCGTGGTCAAACATTGGTGAGAATGGAGATCCAATTTTAATTATAAGAAATGGCCAAGCACCATCAACCACAGAACCTTGGATACCAACTATTGAAGAAATAAATAAAGATTTAGGTTCAATATATTTTGGAAGTACCCAACAATTACCCTTAGAGGCCGCCTCTACAACTTATTCAAGTTATCAAACTTCTTCTACTACACCTATTGCCCCAAATCAATATAGTGGTAGTCAAATTATTATAACATCTGGGAGATTAGTTTTTAATAGTTCCGAAGATCATCTTCTTTTAAGCTCAAATTCTTCTATTAATTTAAATGCTGTAAATAGCATAAATTTAGATACAGATAATGTAATTATTCAAAGTAAAAATTTATATTTAGGAGATAAAGATGCTGATGAACCCTTACTTTTAGGTAATCAAACAGTAGATTTATTAGATACATTAATAGAAGCTTTAAAATCATTTTTATCTATATGTGAAACAGTAGTAGGAACCCCACCAGGAATACCTTTAGCCCCTTTAAATGTTATGGCTGTTAAAATAAATGTATCATTAGAACAAATCCAAGCACAACTAAAAGATATTACCTCTAAAACTAATTTTACAAGCTAATGAAACTACCTCCTGATTTAGCAAAAGACATTCTAAAAGATGTAAAACTCCCAATTGCATCAGCAAACGATATCTTAAAACCTCAAGGTCCTAACACCCTTCAAGTTACCCCAACACAACTTCCGGTTATACCAAAAGCTAAAAATAAAAAAGATGGTTTATCTCTTAAAGCGTATCATGAAAAAAAACAATTAGAAGCAAAAAAAAGGAGAGAAGAATTTGACAAAGAAAAAAAAATAAGAAAAGATAAAAGAGAACAAAATAAAAAAGATAGAAAAGCTAATAAGGATGCAGCAAAAGCAACTGAAAGTAATACTCCTAAAGAGCAAAAACCTAAAGGTCCTAGTAAATTAACTCCTATTATAAATAAATTATTAAAAAAACTTCCACAAAGGATAATTCCTATATTAACGGCTATGGCCTTAAAATTCATCTCAGATGAATTAAATAAATGTCCATCAGCAGAAACAACTCAAAAATCACTAGATGAATTAAATAATATTATTAAAGATTTAAATGCAACAGCTGCAAAAATTGATGGTTTTTCAAAAAAAATGGACCCAATTGTTGTAGGAATTAATGTTACTTTAGATATAGTAAAAACTATAAAGAAAACACTCCCTATATTATCGACGGCTGCAAAACCTATACCACAAGTTCCCGGAGCTATAGTAGTAGCAATAGATGATCTAGATTATCTTGCTAATTTTTTATTATTTAATGAAGATGGATCTGAAAGAATAGCCCCAATTCTAGCGGGTATAAATGGATTATCTGTTTCTATTGCTATGTTTTCCCTTATTTTAAAACAAATATCAGGAATCATAGCAGGTATTATTCCTTTATTACAAAGATGTCTGACTAAACCAGACACCCAAGATGTTCTTTCAACCAGATCCTTAAATATTCCTTTAACTACAAATTTACCCCCCCTTGAAAATCAAGGTGAAGAATTTTTAGATAATGAATTTTTAGCTAATGAAGTTTTAGATAATGAATTTTTATTAGATAGTTTTTTAAATTCAACCCCCAACCAACTCTCTATTACACCTAATCAGTCTATAGAACCCTTTTCTGATATAGCTAAACAATATATAGAATACGGAAGTGCTAATTATAATAATTATGAAGAAACTTCTTATAATGGATTTGATATAAAAATTGAAGAAGTTCCTTTCACATCAACTGTAATAAGAAAAAAAGCAGTTGGATATTCACCAAGTGGTATTGCTCTAATTCAAACAGAATTATCATTTACTACAAACAATCAAACATTAATATCAGAATTAAAATTAATTATTGATAGAGATGATTTAAAAGCTTATTAATTTAATATTTATAAACAATGAAAACTAATGATTTTAAAATTTTAATAAAACAAGCGGTAAAAGAAGCTATTCAAGAAGAATTAAAAGATATTCTTTTAGAAGCAATTCGTTCCCCTAAAACAATAGTAACTGAAACTCTTCAAAATACTTATGCACAACCTCAAATCACTAACCCTAGAACTTTAACCCCTACAGAAAGACGTGAAATGTTTGGTGGTATTTTAGGTGAAATGCAAAATGGAGGAACTATAACATCACAATATGCAAATGAATTTCAACCTCAATCTGTAGATAATATCAATGGTGCTTTACCCTCAGGAGAAGTAGGATTAGATATGATAATGGGTTTAATGAATAAATAACAATAATGGCTATAATTGTTCAAAATAGATTTCCAATAGATTCAATAGATCGAAAAGCCATAGGAGTTAATATACCTTTTAATGCTCCTTCTGTATTTCAATCTAATTATTTAACTCGAGATGCTATTAAAAATAATTTAATTAATTTTTTTTTAACCAACCCTGGAGAAAGAGTATTTAATCCATTTTTTGGAAGTGGAATAAATAATTTAATAAACATGAACTTTTTAGATACTATTGATGTTGAATTTGTTAAGAAATTTTTAAAAGATCAAATTTACCAATATTTTCCATTTGTAGGGATAGAAGAAATTAATCTTGTAGTAAATAAAGAAAGCAATCAATTAGGAATTATTATGAAATATCAAGTAGAAAATTTTGGTATTCAAGATGAAATTAATATAACATTATAAAATGAGTATTAAAAGAGATATAAAATATACTAACAGAGACTTTACCTCATTACGAAATAGTCTTATAGATTATACTAAAACGTATTTTCCAAACACATATACCGACTTTACAGCAGCATCCCCAGGAATGATGTTTATAGAAATGGCGGCTTATGTAGGAGATGTTTTATCTTTTTATGTAGATAACCAATTCCAAGAAACTTTTATTCAATATTCTCGCCAAACTCAAAATTTATATGATTTAGCATATATGTTAGGATATAAACCAAAAGCTACAACCTCAGCTATAGCAGACATAGAACTTTATCAACAACTTCCGGCAACAATTTCCGGTAGTGTTACAATCCCCGATTTTTCTTATGCTCTACAAATCCCATCTAACACACCAATTTCATCAATTTTTAGTGGAAGTCTAGCATTTTTAATTACAGACAAAACTAATTTTGCTGTTAGTAGCTCAACAGATCCAACAGAAATAACAGTTTACCAAACCGCAGGGGGTCTTCCTACTTATTATTTAATTAAAAAAATAAGAAAAGCAATATCGGCAACAGTTAAAACAAGATCTTTTTCATTTAGCTCTCCTATCCCTTTTGATTCAAGAACTATAACAGATGATAAAATCATAGGAATCTTAGATATTACAGATTCAACAACAGGAGATAAATGGTATGAAGTAGATTATTTAGCCCAAGATTCAATATATGAAACTCTTACTAACTCAAATCCAAATGATCCAAATTATCTAAATAACCCAGATGTCTCTAATTTATTAAGGTTAAAACAAGTTCAAAATAGATTTGCAACTAGATTTTTAGATAAAACTAACTTACAAATCCAATTTGGTTCCGGAGATCCATTAGATACAACTGAAGAAATAATTCCAAACCCTGATAATGTTGGTTTAGGTCTTCCAACTAATCAAAGCAAATTAACTACAGCTTTTGCCCCTACAAATTTTATATTTACAAATACTTATGGTATTGCTCCTTCAAATACTACACTAGTTGTTAGATATATTGTTGGTGGTGGAGTATCATCAAATGTTCAAGCTAATGCTCTTCAAGATTTAAATACTAATGCTGTAACTTTTATAAATTCATCATTAGCTAATAATAATTTAGCTCAACAAATTTTTGGTACATTATTAGCAACAAATCCAAGAGCCGCCTCTGGTGGATCAGATGGGGATAATATAGAGGAATTAAGACAAAATTCTTTAGGTAGTTTCCAAGGTCAATTAAGAAATGTAACTTTTGATGATTATGCAATTAGATCTTTAAGCCTTCCCGCAGAATATGGAACTGTAGCTAAAGTATATGCTTCAAAACCAGATGCAACCTCACGTTCTATAAGTACTATAGATTTATATGTATTGTCTTATAATAATACAAAACAATTAACAAATGCTTCAAACGGTTTAAAAAGAAATTTAAACACTTATTTATCTCAATACAAAATGATTAGTGATTCAATTGGTATTAAAGATGCTTTTATAATTAATATAGGAATTAATTTTGAAATCATAACAACCCCAGGTTCTAATTCTGATGAAATTTTATTAAAATGTATATTAGCATTAAAAAATATATTTGATATTGATAAATGGCAAATTAATCAACCTATTTTGTTAAGAGATTTATTTATAACTTTAGATGCAATTGATGGAATTCAAACAGTTAAAGAAATAAATTTTGTTAATAAAACAGATTCAACTCTTGGATATTCAGATTATTCATATGATATTTCAGCGGCAACCGCAAATAATGTCATATATCCTTCATTAAACCCAATGATTTTTGAAATAAAATACCCTGACTCAGACATACAAGGTAAAGTAGTACCTTTATAATATAAAATAAAATGGCAGTATATAAATTATTCCCTACTAAAGATGCAACTTTGTATTCTATATTACCAAATATGAATACAGGATTAGATGAAATTATTGAAGCAACTGAAACCTCATTTGCTTATTCTGATCCAAACCCACAAACTAGTCGTTTTTTAATTAACTTTTCAGAGGATGAAATAGATGATGTTTTAGATAATAAAATAAAAATTAATGGAACTTCATCTAAATTATTAGACAATACTTTATGGAAAGCGAATTTACAATGCTTTATTGCTACTTCAACGGGTTTACAAGCAAATACTACAGTTGAGTGTTATCCTGTTTATGGTGATTGGAATATGGGTACTGGAAGATATTTAGATGACCCTGAACAAACTAATGGAACAAGCTGGATTTGGAAAACATACTCAGGATCCATAGGAGGTCAGTGGTTAACCTCAAGTTTTCCATCTTTTATAACAGCTTCATATAATACTACTTATGCCTCTGCGGGTGGTGGTAATTGGTTTACAGGCTCATCTGTTGCTTGGTTTAATTCAAATACATACCCTATTTCAGCATCTACAACTTTTGGATTTTATGATACAAAAGATTTAAATTTAGATGTAACCAATATTATTAGAGCTAGATACACAGGATCAGTTTCACAAGATGGATTTATTGTAAAGCAACTAACTGAATTTATAAATGATCAAGAAGTTCAACCTGAATTAAAATATTTTTCCAGAGATACTCATACAATTTATCCCCCATCATTACAATTTAGTTGGAGAGATTATACCTGGAATTCAGGATCTTCTTCTATGGAAATATTAAATACACTCCCATCAACAATAACCTTAGCTCAAAACCCTGGTGTTTTTTACCCTCAAAGTTATAATAGATTTAGGATAAATGCTCGCCCAACATATCCTCCTCAACTTTGGCAAACTAGTTCTGTTTATACAAATAATTATTATTTACCTACATCTTCATATTGGGCTGTTAAAGATTTAGATACAAATGAAATGGTTATTGATTTTGATACCCAATATACTCAATTAAGTGCAGATTCAAGCTCAAGTTATTTTGATATTTATATGAATGGTTTAGAACCTGAAAGATATTATGCTATTTTAATCAAATCAGACATAGCAGGAACAATTCAAGTATTTGATGATCAATATTATTTTAAAATAATTAACGGATAATGGCTAATTTACCTATAGTTAAACAAGTATTTGCAAAAAAAGCATTTAGTGATACCATTAATACTACTTTTACAGAATTAAATACTCCTATTACCCCTCCCGTTCTTCCTCCATTACCTTCAATATCTGAATTTTTCGAATATTATCAATCTTTATTTTATATTATACCTAAGTTTGGAGACACAGAATCTCATCAGTACCTTGCTTTAACAAGTCAAGAATATATAGGATCTGAAAATGTAGGTAATGAAGTAATAGATGCTTTATTAGCAGAATTAACAGAACTTAGACAAGAAAATATTGAATTAAACGAAAGATTTACCCAAACAGCTCTTAGCTCAGCACAAGATGCCTTAAAAGCTCTACAAAAATAAGATGATTAATATTATTAATATAGACCCAAGTACATTAACTCTTCAAAATATTAGTCCTGAAGATGTTTCTGTTATTCCTAATGTAATTGTTACATCTTCATTTAGTCCTGTAAATAGTAAAATTGAATATTTTATCTATGATTCTAATAATTCTCTTTTAGCAGCAAATGAAGATTTAAGATCATATAAACCGGCATTAACTACACCCGAAGGAAATATAGTTGATATAATACTTACCCCTGAAGAAGATGCAATCAATGCAGGATACGAAACGGGGATTATAAAAACTATTTATAATTTTATAACGCCTGAATTAGGATCTGGATTAGGATCTAATTTATTTATTAGTGAAATATCATCAACTAGAACCGAAATTAGATTAAGTTCTAATACAAATCCATTGTTTGATGTTACGGAGATTGATTCTGTAAATTTTTTAAATAGTTCTAATTATGAAATATATAATACATTTAGACAAAATGTAGAAAGTAATAATTATTTTGATGAATTTTATTTAAATTTTGGTAATAATATATGTGTAGTAGGTGTAAATTCATTATTAGAATTTGATTCTGAAAATAATACTATTTCTTTACTAATTAAATTATATGAACCTCTTCCAATAGGTATTAATACAAAAACAGAACTTTTCATTTTTACTAAAAATGCAGAATCTGTTGCGTATCAAATAGAATTTCAACAAGAAAATATATTTCAAGATACAACAATTCAACTTAAAGGACCAAATTATAATATTTCTTTAAAAGATAAAACAGGCCCCTTAACTCAATATAAAAATTATGATGAAATCCTTTCTACAACATTATCAGGATCTTTATTTCAGTTAATTAATAATATATCTTCTTCATCTCCTCAACTTTCTACGGATTATACAGATTATGAAGATTTTATATTTTTCTCTTCAGCTTATCAAAGATTGTATAATTTTAAAGAAAAAGTATCAAATATTTCTTCATCTCAAGCTCAATTAAATTTAATTTATTCTAGCATATCGGGATCAACAAATAATACATCCCCTATTTCTTCAAGTAAATTATTAATAGAAAAAGAAATAGAAACTATAATTTCTAGTTTTGATGGATATGAAAACTTTTTATACTATACCTCAGGGACATATGCTTGGCCTAAATCTAATGCTCAAGCTCCATATGTCTTATATCCCCCTACTAGTAGTCAATCCATTACTTGGTATGATAATCAACTAAACACAGCAGCCGAGTATGATTCTACTAATCAAAATAACTTAAATGAAATTATTCCTTTATATTTAAGAGAAAATTTAAGTAATACTAATTATTTTATATTTATTAACTTAATTGGTCAATTTTTTGATGAAATATGGTTATATACAAAAGATATTACTGAAAAACTAAATGCAAGTTCTAATTTATATGAAGGAGTTTCTAAAGATTTAGTATCAACTGTATTAGAATCTTTAGGTACTAAAATATATGATAGTACTTATACTTTAGAAAATATATATAGTTCATTAATTGGCCTTTCATCTAATGGTTCTTTATACCCATCTACTGGAAGTGAATTAATTACAAATTATGTAACAGCTTCAATATCAAGTCCTGAAGATCTTCCTACAATTGATGATTTTGTAAAATTATCTTATAAGAAAATTTACCATAATTTACCTTATTTATTAAAGAAAAAAGGAACAAATGCTGGATTAAGATCACTAATTAATATTTTCGGTATCCCTGATACAATTTTGCAAATTAATGAATTTGGAGGCAAAAATAAAACAGAAAATAATGATTGGGATTATTGGCAAAATAAATTTAATTATAAAGCAGATCTAGATCACAATGGATTCGCAGCAATTGATCTCCCTTTTAGAGCTTATACAGATTGGCACTCCCCCGATGATGTTCCTTCAACAGTTCAATTTAGATTTAAATCTACAGGATTGCAAGATGCACTTTTATATCCTTCCCAAAGCATATTTAGTTCAGTTTTTGATTCATTTGCTGTTGTATTAGAATACACAGGGTCGGGATATACAAGCGGATCTTACTCAGGATCAATCCCCAATCCTTTAAATGAATATGGTACTCTAAAATTAATTCCTGACTCATATTCCCAACCCTCAATCTCCGCAAGTATATATTTACCATTTTTTAATGAAGGTTGGTGGTCTGTAATGATCACCCGAGTAAATAATACTTTTTCTTTATCTGCCGCTAATAAAATATATGATGGAGATGATGGATTTATTATAGGATACACAGGATCCTCAACTATAAGCTCATCTAATTTAGATGTCCAGTGGATAAGTGAATACCAAGCTCAATTTGGAGTTTTTTACCCCCCTCAACCAATCGGATCTCAACTATATACAGGATTTAGAGGTTCTTTACAAGAAATAAGATATTATAATACCCCATTAACTCAAGATATTTTTTATGATTTTACCATGAATCCATACTCTATAGAAGGAGTAGGTATTAATGGTGCTTATGAACAATTAATGTTTAGAGCTCCTTTAGGAAATGATCTTTATCTAAAAACTAGTTCAATCCACCCTAAAGTTACAGGTTCATCATATACAGAAATGACTGCATCTTTTTATACTGGGTTTAGTGAATATAGTTTATATTCTATTACTTCTTCCGTAAATAGAGAATTTATATTTCAAGATCAAATTCCTGCAGGAATAAAAAATACTGTATCTAAAAAAATTAAAAATGTATCTACTGTTTTACCTTATAGTGGATCAAATGAAGTTAATCTCCCTCAAAACTTAACATTATCCCCTTTTATTAATATAAATCAAGATAGTTATAACAGTTCTTCATATAATGAAAATATTAATTATGTTGAGGTAGCATTTTCCCCACAAAATGAAATTAATGATGATATTAATGCTCAAATAGGATATTTTAATATTGGAGAATATATAGGAGATCCTAGATTAGTATCCTCTTCCGAAGAATCATATCCTGATTTAGATGTTATAAGAAATGAGTATTTTAAAAAATACTATAAGAACTATAATTTATGGGATTATATAAGAATTATCAAATATTATGATAATGCTTTATTTAAAATGATTAAAGATTATGTACCTGTTAGAAGTTCTCTAACAACAGGTGTTGTAATCAAACAACATATTCTAGAAAGAAACAAATACCCTGTTCCTCAATTTAATACGCATACTACAACTTCTTTTTATGGAAGTGGATCAACTCCTAACATTGTTTGGGATACTCCTTTTGTATTTCAAAATCTAGAAATCACAGGATCTTCAATCCAGATGTATGAAATTTCAAGTAGTACAGGAGGAACAATGCCTGATTTATTTGGATTAACCTCATCTCAATATACCGGAAATGGTATAATTAATATTACCCAAAGTTGGACAGGTTCAACTCCCTCCAACTTAGGACCGGTTCTATTTACAGATTCAACTCAAACAGAATTTTATAATGGTGAATTAAGTGGCTCTATTCTCCAAGTAACAGATGGTGTATTATCTGATTCTACTTTAGATCTGATTCAAATATATTCAACAAGTTCACTAAATAATGGAAGTTCATTTACAAATGAACCATCAACTCCTTATACAACCCCACCCCCAAATCCCTCCCTTGCCTTAGCTTATGGATTTAATATAGCAAAATCTTATTATGTTACATTTACAGTAACTAATTCACCTCTAAGTACAAATCCCGGTGGTGCTTTTATATATGATAACTCAGGAAGAATATTTCGTAATACTACAACACCCCCATTCCCAACAGCAAATACATCCCTAACTCAAACAATTTTTATTACTAACCCAGTTGCCCCTTTGTATTTTGGAGAAAATGCAGGCGGAGGTGTAACAATTTCAATATCTAATATAACTGTAGAAGAATTTAATGAAGAATTTGACACAAACCCCGTATCTAATAATGCTGTTGTAAGTAGACCAAATAGTGAATTTTTTGATGTTGATTTTTCCTCAAATGCTATAACGGCCGTAAATACTCTTTCAATTGTTAGTGCCTCTAGGGGATCAGGAAGTGCAACACCATCAACAGTTCCTTCTTCAAATTATTCTACACTTAGAATTACTAACCCAAGATATAATGGTAGTAAAAACACCTCTCCTAATTTTAATATAGGTGCACAAAACACTATTCCCGTAATAACATCAGAAGCAACATTCTTTGCTTACTTTACAGGTTATCAAACAACAAAAGCTGAACTTTTATCAAAAACATCATTTAATATTAAATTTATAGTTGATGATTTAGGTAATGTTTATAATCCAAGCTTAACAAGTTCATATTATTATAATTTAACTAAAACTTTTAATGAAAATAATAGAGCAAAGGTTATTTTTTATAGTCAAACCTCTAGTCTTGAAACAAAATTTTCAGGTCTTAAATCTGTTATAAAATCGGCAGCCCTACCCCAAGCAATTATTTTTTCACAAACAGGTAGTAATTCAACCCAATCACTTAATACAATATTTTTTAATAATTTAACTGCTCCTCTTAATTATGGTCTTCAAACAGAAGCAACATACTCATATGCTGGAACACCTACATGGGCCTATGAACAGAATCAATTTATTACTTTTGTAGCCCCAATAACATCAGGAAGTTCTGCTCTTGTATCAGTTCCAAATCCTTCATCCTCAGTTATTTTATCTTCTAATCCCTTAATACAGTTAATTCCAAAACTTAATCTTAATGTACAGTTATTTGACCCACTAAATGGATCTCCAAATGGTTTATTAGATGTAGAGTTTGTAAAAACTAATCCAAAATTTCAATTAGGAAATGAACAAGTTATATATAATGAAACAATATCAATCCCCGCGAATAATACATTAACCTCTTTACAGCTTACAGCTCCTCCTCAATCTATAATATCTGAAAGTCGTTATTTTGTAAGAGCAAGATTAAGACCAGTATACAATTCATCCTATTTTTCATCAAGTATTGTTGGTGCCAGTAATATAATTAATTTTACAGCAAGTGGAAAATTTTATTTTACACAAGATCCTCCATTTGGTGCTCCAACTTCATCCTTTTTTACTACGGGCTCTCCTACATCTTCTATATTAACATCCTCTGCTTTTAATTCAAACTTTTATGGTCTTTCCCAAATTGAAACTTCAGGTTCTTCATATGATTTTCCTTATCAACCTTTTATTATAAATCGAGGAGACCAAATAAGATTCTCAGCAGATGAAAATCAATCATATATGATTACAGACGTTAATTCCCCTGTACAAAATATTTCTAATTCTTTATTTTTAACACTAGATAGAAATTTAATATCAGGCTCTAATATTAATTCATTTTTAATAAAAACTTTTACACCTAATCCAAATGTAGTAGTTCTTAATATAGATAATCCAAATGGAGTATCAAAAGAAATTTCTGGATTTTTAGTACCCGAATTTTCTTCTCAAACACTTCTAAATAAGTTTGACACTATTATCTCTAATTTATCTGAAAAAGGATTACTTTAATATATTTATAATAAAATAAAAAATAACAAATGGGATATTTAAATAACTCAGTAGTAACAATAGATGCTATTTTAACAGACACAGGCCGTCAATTATTAGCTCAAAATGATGGTTCATTTAGAATTACACAATTTGCTTTAGCGGATGATGAAATTGATTATACACTTTATAATCCCAACCACCCCTCAGGTTCTGCGTATTATGGGCAAGCAATTGAAAATATGCCTTTATTAGAGGCTTTTCCTCAATCAACACAAGTAATGAAATATAAACTTGTAACTTTACCTCGAGGAACTGCTAAAATGCCCATTCTTGATTTAGGATATAGTGCTATTACAATTAAACAAGGAGCTTCATTAGCTATTACCCCTCAAACATTAAATTATTTAGGTGGTAACAATAGTGAAACTAGTGGATACACAGCAACAATTTCAGATGTTAGATTATTTAGTACATTTGAGGGTATTGGTATTAATACAGCTCAAGCCCAATCCTTAAACACAAATACGCTAGGTACTACAGTATCTAAAACAGTAGTTGGTACTACAATTAACCTAAGAGCAACAACTATTAATACATTGTTTGGTTCAAACAGTATACTACAAGCTACATTAACTGTATCTGGTAGAGATTCAGGAGCCCGATTAACTATTCCCGTAACAGTAACACAAATATCCTAATATATAAAATATGTCATTTAATAGATTTGATCCCACAGACTTTGTAATAAGTACAGATTCGATTTCCTCTACACTTTGGTCCACTAATGCTCCTTCTTTAACAACCATTGCAACCTCCTCTAATCAAGTAGCAGGATCTTCTGGGAATTTCTTTATTAATATATATGATAATACCACAGGATCTGTACAGTTTGCTATAGCTTATGGAAATAGTAATGGTAGTGGAAGTTTAGCCTATAACACGTCCGTTAATGGATATTCTCCATCAAGTACAATTTATGGCCAATGGCAAGATTTAGTAATTGGGGATGAAAATACTAATTTTACCTTTGGTACTATTACTTCATCCGAGTTTTATGCTTTAACTTTTGAAAGAGCTAGATATAAAGATTCTTTATTTTTAGGATCTCTTTCTTTAACCCTTTCGGGCTCCTCAGGTTCAATTACATTAACTGATAATAGTAATTATGTATCATCTGTCCAATTCACAGAAGCAGGAAGAGTATTCCAATTAATTACAGGTTCTACAGGAGCAATAGCTACAATTTCTACTAGAAACACATCAGATGGATATTCTAAAAACTCAGGATCTTATGGTTGGTTTCTTCCAGATATTGGAACTATTTTATTAAATCCTAAAGCATTAGGAGATTCTTTAACCTCCGGAGGTATTGGATTTTTATACAGTGGTTCTGCAACATCATCTGCGGCTCCAACAATAACCCCAAATGCATCTATGTATTTATCTATAAGTGGAGGAATAGCTTTAAGTGGAATAGCAAATGATTTTTATATAAATTCTCAAGAATCAATCACCTCAGATTTTATATTTGTAAGACCTAGAAGTGCAGAATTTAATTACTCCGAAAATCCTTCATTTATTTCAGGATCTACAGGTGAAGTAGTATTTAGTGGATTTATTAATAATCCCCAAACATATATTACAACAGTTGGATTATATAATGATACAAGTCAATTATTAGCAGTAGCTAAATTGTCAAGACCTTTACCAAAAGATTTTACAAAAGAAGCATTAATTCGCGTTAAATTAGATTTTTAAAATGAATGGGCGCTTACAAGCAATTTTTAGCAGAGGATATAATAATAACCCCCTTTGAGGTTAATAAAGGATTTACTTTTTTAGGAAATCAATTAACTGGTTCTAATGTTGGTATTAATAGATTTCTAGGAACTAACTTTTCAGGAACATTATTTAATCCATCTACAGATGCCACAACAGGTTATGATTTTTCTCAATATCAACGATTGGTGTATAATTCTATTCAAGAATTATATTACTCAAATCATTTAAGTTCTTCATATAATGATAATGCTAATATAGGATATATCTTTCCAGGTACTCAACCTGAAGGAGATGTATTAGTAGGTACTAATCAGTCAAATGGAAGATATTTTAATTATAATCAATCCACATTAACTTTTGAAAAATTATTTCCCACAGCATCTAATTCCGAAATTGCTGTTTTGTCAATTCCCACTAAATTATATGGAAATTACATCCAACCTAAATCGTTTACTTGGTCTACAGGAAATGGTTCAGTATATGATGATGGAGAAGGTAATTTAATCCTTTCCTCCTCAGCACAAATTTGTGGGCAAATATTTTATCCTCATGGTTTAGCTGTAATAACAACTGATAGTTTCCCCTCACTTAATGGGTATGGTGTTTCTTTATATAATGTAAACGTATATGGTCCTGGAACAGCAGCATCAACACTAGATTTTGTAACATCCTCTAATGTAACTTGCTCTTTTTCTTCCTCACTTAACATTTATGAAACACAATATAAATGCACTTTAAGAGATAACGAATATAATTTTTCTTTAAACCCTTCATTAACTTCAGGAAGTACACAAATAACAAGTTCTATAGGTACTTTTTATACTCCTGGACAATATTTAAGTGATAATATAACCGGTTCTTCTTTTTCACCCTATATTACTACTGTTGGTTTATATGATGAATATCAAAATTTACTAGCAATAGGAAAAATATCCCAACCTTTACCTGTTTCACCAACTACCGATACTACAATACTAATAAATATAGATAGATAATTATGGCAATTTTAAATTCCTCAAACATTGTAAATAATAATGTAATTCAAACTAATGATTTACTTCAATTATATAATGCTTTAAACTATACTACAACAGC